GATTGCACAGCTCGCACAAGACTTCCCAGGGCCAGCCGCCGCCTGTCCAGAAGGGGTCAGTCGCTAGAACCCGGTTGACGGTGCGCTTGCTCGTGTTTGACCCAACGAACTCCATGGGCCGCAGGACTCGGACCTTGAAGACGTTCTTGAGATCGTTGACGAACTCAGGCAGCCAAGGCTGGGCCGCGAGGTCGGCCTCGTCAGCCTTGTAGAACACGCGCATGTTCCGCACACGATTCGCAGGGTTGCTCGTGTGGACCGCGAGATAGACCCCCGCAGTCGTCGGGTTCGCCACGTTGAACTCGATGCGCTTCGACCCAGGCGTGGTCTCTCCCGCAAGCTCCTTGCCGCCGAAGGGATTGACCACAAGATTCGCCGGAGCGGCGTCGAACCCGACCATGAAGGTCCCGTCGCCCTCGAAGGTCAGCACATAGGTCCCCGCCCGGTACAGAGGGCTCACTGTTCCATCAGACGAGACTTCCCGCAGGTCGCGGAACAGCAGCGTTCCAGCGCGGTACGGATCAGTCCCAAGATTCCCGATGTCCGGATAGCCCTTTTCGAAACCCGAGAAGTACACCGGACAGATCCCATCCTCAAAAGCCGAGAACTGGCTGAAGCTGTTCTTGGACTCCTTAAGCCACCCGTTTTGAGTCCCGGGGTTAGCGTAGCGGGCGCCCTTGAGGTAGTTGGTGCGATAGAACAGCGCCTGGGGCTTGAAGTCGAAATACTGCTTGAGGTTCAGGGCACTGTTGAACGCCGGGGTCGACTTCGCCACCAATCCAGGGACCCCTCGACTCGCCGCGCCCAGACTATCGAGCTTGAGCTTGCTGCTGGTAAACGTACCAGGGGCGTTGGAGGCCGCCGTGTAGACTGCCTTCCAATCATTGCGCGAATCGAACTTGAACCCGGGCGGGGCGGTAAACAAAGTCTTACCACCACTCACTGAGACGCTGAGGGCCCCCACGTCGACTCGGCGGTCCAAACGCCACTCTTGGGTACCCTCGGCCGCAAACACATCGTCGAAGATCAGACTTTCCAGGTAGACCCCAGCGTCGCTGACCTGGACCGTGTAGAGCGTGCTGTTCTCGACCGCCAAGTGTGCAACTCGATCAAGCATCCGCCACTTGTGCCAGGCCGTCTGGATCAGCTCCGAGCCGGACTGGGCGTAGCTGTAAACGTAGATGTTGCTGTGGTCGTCAACGCCCTCCACGTCTGTCAGGAGGAACAGCATCCCGAGGTTGGTCGCGCTGACAATCTGACGAGCGGCTCCGGGGATGTAGTTACGGATCTCCCGCGTGACATCCTGCGTGATCAGCGCATTCGCATCAGCGTTCGACGGGGTGATCCGACGGACTCCGGTGTAGGCCCCGTCCTTGTACGGCACATAGACAGAGCTGTCCGTGTAGGCCGGCGGGACCTCGGGGAAACTCTCGAAGTTGACGAACGGGACGAAGTTGATGTTCTCGGCCGTCAGCGACGGATTGATATTGAGGATCCAATGATTCTCCGAGGAGATCAGGATCACCCGACCGTAGTAGAGAACTGTCCCGAGCAACTCCGCGTAGTCCCGACTGGCCGCCTGCGCCTGGATGCGGTCAGATGCCGGGAAGGTCCGCACGGTCTCCCGCCAGAAATTGAAAGGCTGGTCGACCCGAGAGAAGATGACGTTGTTCTGGGACAGGAAGCCGAGACGGCCGTCCACCCAGAACATATGGTTGATGCGGGATCCAACGAAATCCGGCGCAGGGTTGGACACATCGTCGCCCACCTCGCGGTCCGCCCAGGTAACTCGGGAGAACTCGAAGTAGACCGCGTTGGGAGTCCCGGTGACCGCCCCAAGAGCGTTGTCGATTTTGCGCTCGATCTTGTGCGGCAGCGTCGCTTCGTCAAGATCCAGGACGATTCCGTTGGGAAGCGACTCAATCCACTGGCCAGGGCCGTACTTCTGGGTGCTCAAGCCCAGCGAAGACGCGCCCGAACCGGACTGGCCGATGCCCTCCATGACGAACTCGACGTAGTAGTCGTCCTGGTTGAAGTCGGCGTCTCCGCTGATCTTGAGCTTGTACCCAGCGGGCGCACTGGCCGGCAGGTCGGTCAGAAGTTGCGCCTGATCGTCGAAAGCACGGATTAGGGGCACGCTGCCGCCCTGGGAGTCCGTGGCGATCACGTTCTTGATCTGCCGCGTCGGGTCAGACCTCAGGAGAATCAGAGGCCCGAAATTCTGAGCGATGGCTCCGGTCAGGGAAGCCCTCAAAGACGCCGCGATGTCCGCGGGGTCTATGGAGTTGAGGATGCCAACGCCCCCGTTGACTCCATCCCAGGTCGTGATCGTCGCAAAGTAAACCGTGTCGACACCGCTGACATCCACGATCGCAGAGACCGTGTATTTCGTCGAGTAGGCCCCCTGGGCCACGAAAAAGAGCGCCTGATCCCCGTAGGCACTGGGTGTCGGCTCCAGCGTCGTCCCTGGGGCTACCGTCACGGCCTTGTTCAAGACCAGCGTGGTCGACCCCAGGCTCAAGGTCTCGTAGCGCCCCGACAGCAGGTAAGGCTGAACCACATCGACCCCATAGGTCACCTGGAAGCCCGTAGCGAGCACGGTGCGAACCTCGGAGGCCCCAGAGAGCTGGAAGATCGTGGGGTAGAAAGGGTCTCCCACGAGATTGCCGCTGAGCTGGAGGTATTGCGTCAGGTCAAGAGTGACCCACAGGCGCGTCCAGCCCCCGCCGGAGTAGACGGCCCCTTGCTTCAAGAACACAGACCCCTCGCCGAGCTGGCTCTTGAGCGTCCACTTGGCGCTGGTGGCGTTGTATTCCCAGAAAAGCGCGGAGGCCGGGGGAGTCCCCAGAGTCGGTTGAATGAGCCCGAGGCCGACCTGCGTGGGCGCCAAGACCCCAGCGGCGCCTTCGTAGTTCGGGTCCTTGACGTAGACGCTGACGACCGCCTTGCCGGGCTTCAAGACCAGCGCGGCGTCGCTGTTGTAGAGGTAGGTGTACCCGCCAGCAACGAGAGAAGCCGAGCTAATCTGAGAGACCACCGCGGACCCGCCTTCTCCCCAGGGCGTCAAGCCGAAGACCCCTGTCCCGACTCCAGTGATCGAACCCCCGCCGTTGAAAGTCCAGTCGGAGCCGAAGACCACCAACCAGTTTCCTTCGGGCGACGCCGCCGCATTGGGAGCCCGCGTGGCCAGGTAGGAGAAACTGCCGGCGCTGTTGATGACCGGGTACGGGGCGCCGAAACGGTCCCAGACCTTGATCGAAGCCGGACTGATCTGTGCCAGGTAGAACTGGTCGTCCTCGAAACGCAGAGTCCGCCAGACGGCCTCGTTCACATCCGCGGCGCCCAGCACAGCCACATGCCGAGACCCAGGACGTTTACCAGCCCCGCGCACCACGTCCAGGACGTTGTTGACGCTCTCACGGACTTTCCAAGGCGGATTGAGCGGGGCCAGGCCCTGCGAAACCCCACCAGCCAGCGTCGGGACCGAGACAGATCGCAGCATCAGATGGAGAACCAGGGGGACTCAAGGAACTGCGAGGCCGTGGGGGTCCGCAGAAGACTCTCGTTGCTCGCGCTGGCCTGCAAGGCCGTCAGATGGGCGCGGGCCTGGGCCTCGGCCAGATAGAGTGCCTGGAGAAGAGGCCCGCCAGTAATCAGGGCCGCGTAGGCCATGCGGATCGCACGGGCCTGAATGAACTCCCGGTATTCCTGGGGCGTGAACTCCCAGTCCAACTTGCGGATCACCCGGACCTTGATGGGGCCCGTGAAGACGTAGGTGTTGTCCGAGCGGTTGAACAGACGGGCCCCGCGCAGCGCCAGCACCGGAGTCCGGGCCCGGTCCTTGCCCCAAGAGACGTGCAGGATGTCCGCCGCGACCGTGATGAACCCACTCAGGTCCGGGGTCAGCGTCACCTCGTCCTCGACATTGAAGGCCCACCCCTCGGTCTGGCCGTCCACCAGCTCCCGCTCCAGAATCCCCGAGATCACTTCGACCTGTTGATTCGTGAGATCAATGGAGGCCACCGGAGACTGAGAGCAAGCCTCCAGGGCCGCGTTTACAACCTCTAGCTTGCTCTTCATGGCTAAAGGATACCAAGCGAAGACGCCTCTCGGTAGGACTCGAACCTACGCACCTAGGCTCTACCAACTGAGCTACGAGAGGCCAGGGGCCCCAGGAGGTTCACAAAGCGCTCCTGGGGCCCGCTAGATCAGGAGATCACCGAAGCATCGCGGCGGATCACACCGCACGCCTCCGGGCGGAGCACACGGCTGGCGGCCGACTTGCGGGCCAGCATGACTCGCGCCTGGTACTCCGGGTCATACCAGGAGTCTGTCGAGACCCCACCGAACCCGCCGAGGCTGAGGGTGCCCAGGGAGGTGCGATGGCCCAAGATCACACCGATGTTGTTGACCGGGACAGCGTAGTTGTCCCAGTCGCCGTTGCCGATTCCGGTGGGGAGATCTTGCGTGAAGCCGGTGAGAGCCGAGGCCGTGGAGTAGAACGTGAAGTTGTTGGTCGGGCGGAGTTCCCAGCCCGCCAGCATCTTGATCGTGCCGGTCGCCACCGAACCGTTCATCTGGCCGCCAGTGATGTCCATGTCGATCACCTGGTTCGCCGCCAACTTGATGAGGTAGTTGTAGGTGTCCCAGTTCATGAACGCCATGCGCCCAGTCTGCGGGACACGGTTGGCGTCGAAGCGGCCCTTGGCGTCGAAGAAGGCTCCGACGGTGGCGTTGATGTCAGCCGACGAGGTGCCCGAGGCAAAGCCCGTGGTCCCGGCCAAGTTGAAACCATTCGGCAGGCCGCTGATGAGGTTCGCTTGGAACGCGCCGGCCGCAAGGGCCCGAAGGCGCTTGTTGTCGAAGTGCTCGGAGATGGCCTGGGCCTGCATGTGGGCGTACTCCTGGATCACCGGGTAGTGCGCCTGGGTCATCTCGAACTCGTCCACCTTGTTGACCGTGATGAACGGACGCTCCAGGGTGATGACGATCTCGTCGTGAGCCTCTTGTTGGCCGTAGGAGTCAGTCAAGACCGACTCGAAGATCGTGTGGACCTTGCCCGAGGTCCGGCCGAAGACCGGGAACTGGGCCGAGACGCCAGAGCTGATCGTGCGCTCGATGAAGCGGCCGTCGGTCACGGACATCTCGTCCAGCGCCGAGATCACCATGCCGCTGTAGACCTTGAGAAGCATGCCGGCGTTGACGCCAGCGCCGGAACCTTCGATTTTTCCGGTGAACGAACCGTTAGTAAGGGGCATCGGAGTTGTGCTTTGGGGTTGCGGAGAAGCCAACCGTGGCACGACTCAACCGCCGTAGCGGCACGAGATAGACCAGGAGCCGCAAGGGCGCGAGTCCCAAGCGGCTCCTGGCAGAATACCCAGCGAAATCTCAGGATTTTTGCTCGGGCTCTTTTTTCTCCTCGGTGTGCAGAAGGCCAAGTGCCTTGGTGACGCTCAGAATGGAAGCGGCGAGCTGCAACTTCGAGGCGTTCGTCAGGGCGTCTTTAAGATGCCGGCGAGACCGGCGGAACCCCAGGAGGGCCAAGCCATAGCCGAACTCGACCCAGTGTTCCAGCGGGGTCCCTTTCACCAGCGCGCCAAACCCCGCCTTTTGCTCTTGGGTCGCTTCTCGCACCACGGCGTCACCCCCTGCGACGGCGGCGGCTCGGTCCGCTTCGGCAGAGACGATCGTGTCGTTAAGAGCCACCAAGGCCTGGCGGACCTCTTCGAGCTGCGCCGCATCGCCAAGCTGGAGCGCTTGAGCCGCCTGACTTGCAAGATTGTCAGCTTGACCGAGTGCCTGATCCAGCTTGTCTTGAGCCAGCGCAGCTTGAGCATCGAGTTCAGCGACTTGGGCGGCCTGTTCCGGGGTGAGAACTTGCTCCAATTGGCAGGAGCCAAGGAGCAGACAGAGGGCGAGGAAGAGACGTTTCATCGGGGGAAGTCGGTGGCGGTCAAGCGGGCCTCGACCTGAGCGCGGTAGGCCCGATCGGACTGGAAGCGAGGATCGTTGAAGGCTCTCGCCAGATCCTTCGCAGACGCGAAAGGCTCCGCAGGGGCCGGGCGGGCCGGGCGGGCCATGTCGCGCACCTTGGGCTGGCTAGGACGAGCGTACCGGAGGTTCAGCTCGGCGATGGCGGTCTTCCGCACGTCGGCGTCGGGGTGCCGCAGGGTCATATTGATCCGCTGGCGGTCCTCCTTGGTAAGCGCCCGGTCAGCCGCCGCGGACGCCAGCAGACTGTCCCAAGTCTCCTTGCCGCCGGCCTCGGCGTAGATGCTCGCCAGGGCGGCCTCACGCTGCGACGCGAAGAACAGGTGCTCCTTGAGCGCCGCCTTCTCGTCCAACTTGTGCTTCTTCGCCAGGGTCGCCACCACCACAGGATCCAGTTGGCCGGTCTCCTGGAAGGTGACGTAGTGCTCCCCATAGAAGGTCTCAGGGGTCAGCTCGTCGGGGGCCTCGGGCGCCGGGGCCTCAGGGGTCTCGGCAGCTGCCGTGGGCTCGATCGGAAGTTGGTCAGGCATTGGGTTGGGCTTGTTGTTGGAGCAGCCCCGGGATGGCCTGTTGCGCTTGCGCGGCCATCTGAGCCTCCATGAACTGCTCCTCGGTCAGGACCAAGTCGGTGTCCGCCAGACCGGAGGCCATGAAGACCCGGCGGATGAGGACAGGAAGATTCAGGCGCTGGGCCAGGACTTCGCCGAGGCCCATCTGGGCCAGCGTCATGACTGCAAGCTGGATGCGCTGGATCTCCGCAGACCGTCCCAGGGCGTCGATGCCGGTGACGATCGAGACGCTGAGTTTCAGGAAGTTCTTGGGGAGCCGCTTGGCCTCCACAAGGAGGTCGATCAACCGCCGGACCAGCGGGACCTGCACGCGCCGCGCCGCATCCGCGTAGGCCCCGCCGAAGGCCCGCTCCAGGTCGTCCGCCAGCCGGCGAATCTCCTCGGCCGTGACGCGCTCGCCGGGCCGCTGGACGCTTTGGGCGCGGAGGAACGCCCGGTCCAGGCGGTTCTCCATCGTCGCCGCGACCTGCGCGAGCCATTGGAAGTCCCCCAGTTTCTCGGAGAAGCTCAGGATTGAGATGTCCTCCTCGCGGCCATCCACGACAGCCCCGTTGTCCGCCGAGACCAGCGCGGTCTTGCGCGTGACCCCCGCAGGATTCACAAGAAGTCTGGCCTGGGCCACCAGGGCCGTCGTCTGCTTGAGCGACTTCCAGACGACCTCTAGGTAGTTCATGTCTCCCCAGAACCTGTGGGCGTAGGGGTGCCCGTAGGTGACCCCATCGACCGCCGAGAACTCGAACGGAATCAGCGGGCAAGTGCGGTGAACCTGGCGGCTGTCCGGGACCTCGACGGCCATCTCAGGCCCCATGTCCCGCAGCTCCCACTCTTGGACCGAGTGCCACTTACCGGCCTCCAGCCACACCCGCGTATAGAGATTGATCCCACGAGACTGCGCCGTTTCGGCCCAGAGCCGACTGTTTTCCCAGAGCGGATTCTGTTCGTCAACGATCTGCGGGTAGTCCTCAAGGATCGCCGCGTAAGGCTCTTCCGCATGCAAGATGTATTCGATGATGTCGCCGTTGGCCCGCTTGAACCACACCATCTGGTCCAACTCGAAGAGCTGGAAGTTGCCCTCGTCCAGCAACGAGATCACACAAGGCCCCGCCCCAATGATCTGGGCGTTTGCGCGGCCCAGGAGAGTCCGCAGATTCGTCGACTCGAAGTACCGCGAAATCTCCAGCTCTGCGCGGGCCAATTCGGACTCTAGTTGACTCTTCTCTTCCGCAGGCAGATTCGCAGCCAGCTCGGTCTGGAGGCGGAAGAACGGAATGTCCGGCGGGAACATCGCCAGCGTGAACTTGGCCGACAGCTCATGCACACAGGCCGCATTCACCCCCTGGTGCGGCGGGTTGAGCAACGGGTTGTCCCGGTCAAGCGGCATGAGGCCCGGGTCGGAGATCGCCGAGATCCGCCGGCCCAGGTCCAGCGCATGCTGGCGCTCCGAGGACAACAGGTGGTATCGCTCGCAGATTTTCAAGGCATCTTAGGACCCTTGGTCAGGGGGATGTAGAAGTCCATCAGCGTCATCCGCTTCCCGAGGGCCGCCTGATTGACACCGAGCTGGGAGGCTGTCTTCGAGGTCACCGGAGCCTGGAAGGCCGAAGGGACCTGGGGATTCGGGGTCTTGAACGCCGATTCCGCGCCATCCTTGATCGTGTCATAGGCCGCATTGAAGGGCGCCGTGACCCCGCCGATGATAGCGTCCGTGATGTCGTCCAGCCAGCCCATCAGAGGAACAGAGACAGCCAGGGAAGGCGGGCCACCAGCTCAGGGCGGAGGTGCGGGGTGTTGGCAAGACAATCCTGGACGAACCCCAAGACCTTCGTGCGGTGATAGGCCCGGACCATCGCCGCCGCCCGAGCGTCCTCGCTGCCGATGTAGGCTCGATAGTCCTGCTCCGGGCGCCAGTCGTCCCCGATCATCCGCAGGATCACCTCAAGCTGGTCCGCGGTGAACCGAATGGTCGGGGATTCGTCAGTCAGGTGGAGCATCCTTCGATGGTGCGGAGGGTCCGCTCAGTCAGGTCAACATACCAGCGGGAAACTTCCTGGCGGACCCAGGGCCAGCTCAGGATCCGGGCGCATAACAGGTTATCCGACCAATCCTGGACTCCGTGGGCCCCGTAGATCTCCGGCACGGCCGCCAGAGGGTCCGAAAGACCCGCCAGGAGCTTGTCCGCAGTCTTGGGGCCGACCCCGGGGATCCCCTTGTAGCCGTCCGTGGAATCCCCCATGAGCACCTGTTTCGCCAGTGCGTATCGGGCGGACTCCGGGGTCGGTAGGGTGATCACCCGGGTCCGGGGATTGAAGCGGGCCGCCGGGATCGTGAGGAAGTCCTTGTCCTCCGCCAGGATCACCAGCTTTTCGGCCACCGCCGGACAGGTCGCGTAGATCCCGATGAGGTCGTCCGCTTCGAGCCAGGGGACCATGACGCTCGACCAGCGGGCCTGGAGACGTTTGCGGAGCTGATAGTACCCAACGGGCTTTGCGCCGGTCCGGTGGGCCTTGTAAGTCGGCACCCACTTGATCCGGTAGTTGGAACCCTCGGAGAAGGCAAAGACGACCTGGCCCTCAGGATCGACCATGCCCGAGAACCAGCTTTCCAGGAACCGCACAGCGGCGCCCAGGTCTGCCACAGGCGTGACGACCCCATCGTCCCACTCACATTGCTCGGTGGTCGACCCCAGCGCCAAGTAGAGCGCGTAGTCGCCATCCAGCAGGTAGTAGCGACTGGCCCGCTTGTCGAACAGGTCGGCGTAGTGCGGGATCTCAACGGTCAGTGTGTTTCCTTCCATGATTTTCCGATCTTTGCCTCGTAGCCAAGAGGGAGACGAACATTGAGCTTCCGGGCCGCCCCAGTCATGGACTCCCCACAGAGCCGGCCAATCGCCTCCCCGTCCCGCGCGCAGCACTCGGTCTGGATCTCATCGTGGGTGTGGAGGACCATCCAAGCGTCCAGGAAATTCGCCAGGCCATCGCAGAAGTCCACAGTGGCCTGCTTGATGACCGCGGCCCCGCCGCCTTGCAGCAGGGTGTTGAGGGCACTATTGCGACCCCGGGGGAATAGGCGGGCTCCTGTGAGGGTCTTGAGGCCTTTGCCGGTCCCGAATTGGGCCTGCACCGACGCCAGCAGGGCCTCGTAGGCGGGCATGGCGGCCATGAAACGCTCCCGGAGGCGCCCGCCGATCACGCCGAAGGGTCCGACGTAATCAGGGACCGCCCGATCCGGGAAACGCTTGGCGAAGCGCCGCTCGTACTCCCGGACCTTGGCGACCTGGCGGACCCGAATCTCCTCCAACTCCAAAGCTGATGGCTCGACCAGGGCCCCGAGCTTGACATCGCCACCCCCGTAGATCAGGGCGTAGATGAAACGCTTGGCCTGATTCCTGAGAGCCTTCCGGGCCTGCTCCTCCGTGAACCCAGCGTCCACAAGAATCGGCAGACGCTCGATAAGGCCTGTGCCCTCCAGGGTGCGTTGGTGGGGGTCGCCTGACTGCACCAGCTCCGCGTACTCCCCGTTATCGAAGGGGTAGAGGTAGTGGGCCAACATGACCAGCTCCAGCTTGGCGGCGTCCACCCCGACCAGAACCCGCCCCTCGGGGGCCCGGAAGAGCCCGCGGCACTCGGCGAAGATCGGCGAATGCACCGGGATGTTCGCCAAGTTGGGATCGCTGTGCGTACAACGGCCGGTAACGGCCCCGTAGTGGTCGACGTAGCCGTGAACGCGACCATTGACCACCTTGGAATTCCAGCTCGCCAGCTTGGAGACCAGATTGGCGCGGAGCTTGATGTCCAGAACCAGCCGGGCCTCAGGATACTCCAGGCGCTCTAGGACCTCCTCAGAGACCTGAGGCTGGCCGGTCTCGGTCAACTCCGTGGGCTTCCAGCCATACTTGGTCACCAGGAGGTCGGCGACCTGCTTGGTGCTCCTGGGATTGAAAGGGATCGAGGAGACCGCCGAGGGCCCGGCGACCAAGCGCTTCTGGACCGCCGTTTCCGCCAGGTTCTTGAACTTGTATCGATCCCCTGTCGTGGGGTCCTCGTAGTACGCCGGACGCTTGCCCTCCTCAAGGCGGTCGGGGACCAAGGAGCGTAGTTCATCGAGCAGCGGATTCTCGGCGTCCTTGCACTTGTCGAGCAGGTCCATCGCAGCCGACGAATCATAGGGGGCCCCCCGGGCGCACATCTCGCCGATCCGCAAAGCAAAGCGGCGCTCCAGGTCCGTGCAGTATCCGTCGAGCCATGGGGCAATCCGCAGGAGGTGTGCGTAGAGCTTGGAAGTCACCTCCACGTCCCGTAGACAGTAGCGGACCATCTCGTCCGACAGTCCGCCCTCGAAGTCCTTAAACTGCCCCTTCGGCATCTGGAAGGTCTCCCCCCAGGACTCCAGCGAATGCCCGTGGCGATCCGCGCAGGCCATCTTGGAGGCCACCAGGGTGTCCCAGGTACGCTCCACAGGCCAAGAGACCCCATAGGCCTGCCGGATCGCTGGGAGATCGTAGCGGAGCACGTTGTGGCCCACCAACACAGCGTCCGCCGGCAGTCCAACGAACCACGCGGGGATCTCGTCACCCTTGACCCACCTGGGGGACTCGCCAGGAAGCTGGTAAGCCAACATCCAGATTCGCAGGGCCTCGTTGAGTTCGAGCTGGTTCGCTTCGATGTCGAAGACGATGGGCGTCAAGTAATCCTCCGGATCCTGAGGCGTGTGCCGGTGCTGTTGGTCTGTCCTGTGCCCGAACCGTTGGCACGCTGCACCTGCACCCGCACCGCCTCATTGGCGACCGTGGTGTAGATGCAGGTGATAGAACCGGTGGCGAGCTGTGTGGTGGTGATCTGCGGAAGCCAGGCGCGCCCAATGGCACTCCAGGTCCCGGAGCCGAGATCGGTCTGGAGGAGGGAAACGAACCCAGAAGCCGTGCCGGTCGACAGGCTCATCGATATCTCAGTCCCAATCTCATAGGTCCCGGCCGTGGGAATCGTTACGGTGTCCCCAGGCCCGCTGACCACGAAGCCGCCGACATTGATCGAGGCCGCCCACCCGGTCAGCGTCTGGGCCGTGCCGACGACCCCAGTGACCCCACCGTTCGTGAAGTAGCCACGCTGGAGGAGCGCCAAGACCGCGAGGTAGGTAGGGTCCCACTTCGCTGCCACATCCGCCGCATAGGCTGCCGCGATGGCCGAGATCAAGGCCCCCTGGGAGGCGATTGTGCCGCTTTGGCTTATGTCCGTGGCTTCGTTGGTGTCCAGGCGACCATCCAGGGCCGCGAGCTGGGCCTGGAGAAAAGCCCGCCAACTCGCCACGTCCCCGCCGGGAATGGGCAGGCGGGCCGCCAAGCGCTCCGGGAGACCGCGACGATCAGGGCGTTGAGTCATGAGCTGATCCTACCTCAGGGACGATACCAGAGGCCCCGAGGACCGTCCCAAAGGTATCCCCAGGAATCGGCGTTGTCCTTCCACCACTTGAGGCCCCCAAGGCCCCAGCGGCGCAGTAGGGCCAGCTCGTGGACCGGGCAGAACTCGTGGTCGCGGATCCAATTCTCAAGCGGGGTAGCGATCTTCAAGAGATGTCGGTGTTGGGGTTCTCCAGGGTCTCGGGGTCGACCTGCTCGAACGTACAGTGCTCAGCGTTGTAGCGCCAGTGGCCAGCGATCCCGGTGATCCCGAGGTAGCGATTCTTCAAGACCCGGAAGCGGGTCACAGAGCGGAGCACAGGGTCCTGGAGGTCTCGCTCCAGGGCGATCACGGTGTCGGGGACCTGGGCCAGAGCCTTCGACCCGCGCCCATCGGCCAGCCGCAGACTCCCGCCGCCCTCGGCATCCCGGGCAGTCGCCGAAACGTGGCTGATGACATGGATGTGGACCTGTAGCTCGTTGGCGAGCGCGGCGAGCCCGTAGATCATGTGGTCAATCCCCTTGCGCTCGTCCTCACCTTGCAGCCGCTCCGCGAGGGCCGAGATGTGGTCCAGGATCAAGACCTCGCAGCCGTCCCCGAGGACCATGTGGCGCATCCGAGCAAAGACAACCTCAGGATCGTAGCTGGACTCGTTGTCGAAGCAGACCAGGTTCTCGCCGAGCTGCTGTTCGTACTTGGCGGTCAGCTCGTCGACGGGTAGGGTCTCCGACAGGTGGAGCGGGCGAGACTCGAAGGTGCTGAGGTAGCGCAGTAGCGTCCGCTCGACATTTTCCTCCAAGGCCACCACGCCCACCTTAACCCCAGAGCGCACCAGGTTGGCCCCGACGTATTGCACGACCGTGGACTTGCCCACGTTGGTGCCGGCGAACCACATCGTCACCTCGCCGGGGCGCATCCCAAGGAGCATCTCGTTGAGCCCGACGAACGGATAGGGGTGCCCCAGAGTCCGCCGCTTCTGGAGGCGAGTGAAGAGCTTGGCGCCGCTCACAAGGCCCTCAGGAGCGTACGCCTCGGCCCCGTAGACACAATTCTTGACCGCGGTGAGCCCGTGCTTCATCAGCACGTCGTTGGCGTCCTTGCAGTCCTGAGGAATCGAGCGGACCAGCCGCAAACGCCCCATTCGGAACAGCGGCGCGCAGTCCTGGACAGCCTTCTGCCCCGGCTTGTCATTGTCGAACCAGACGACGACCTCATCGAAGGTCCCGATCCAGTCCATGTTCTCCAAGATCGCCTTGGAAGCATTCGCAGCCCCCGCAGGGATCGACACGACCGGCCAGGGCCCGAGGGCCTCAGCGACCGCCAGAGCATCGAACTCACCCTCGGTGATGACCAGCCGCCGAGTCCCTGCGGTGACGTAGCGTCCGAAGAAGTTGGCCCCGGGACGCCCAGAGACGAAGAACTTCTTCTGGTCGGTCTGCCGGAACTTGTGACCGCACACGACCCCAGGAGCCTCGTGGTACGGGAACATGACACACTCGTCGCCGGCAGGCATCTGCACCAACTTAACCCCATATCGCCGAGAGGTCTCAGCGGTGACCCCGCGGCCGGTGAAGTCCCGAAGGACCGTGAAGCCCCCCTCAGTTCGCTCCTCGGGCTCCTCCGCCTCCGGCGCAGCCCGCATACCCTTTCGCTCGCGCTTGCGGCACTTGTGGCAGAAGGTGTGAGTCCCGTAGTCAGAAAGGGCGTCAGACGAACCGCAGGAAGGGCAGGGAAGGTTGTGACTGGCCAAGGAGAATCCTCCAGATGTGAGCGGAATGCGGGGGAACGGGCGGGAATCTATCAGGAATGAGCGGACAGCGCCAACTTCGCCACGATCTCGCAGCCGAAGCTCGGGCTGTGCGGGTGCGCCGGGAAGCACTGCGCCAGGGTCTTGCCCTGCGCGGCGGCCCAGGATTGGAGGCGCTTGGTCAGCATCTCCAGCTCGGGGGTCCTGCGCAGGTCGAGGCCGGTGTGCTCGGGCAGGGAGAGGCAGCCGAGGAGCCCCATGTAGAACTCGCCATCGGTCTGCGGGGTGCCGTTGGGGTGCTGGTTGATGGCGTGGTGGATCATCTGGCTGGGCGCAGCGCGCGTCACGACGAACTTGTAGGGCAGGCGCCCTTCTTCGCCGCGGCCCCAGGCTTCGTCCAGGTTCACCAGCAAGAACCGCGCCGCAAAGTGGAACTCGTCCACCCTGCTGCCCAGCATCGTGACCCGGCGCGCCGCCGTCAGCCCCGACAGGAGCAAGATCCACTCCCAGGGGGCGCAGAGGCCGAAACCGGGGCCTTGCATATCGGCGGGGAGGTGGTGGTGGCCCCATTGCACGTCCAAGAAGCCGTCCCTAGCGACCGCCTCCGCGATGCACACGGCCATATCTTCGAGCCAGCGGGTCCACCCCGGGCGCATCGGATCGCTCGGCGGGGTCAGGTGGACCGCAGCCGCGACCGCGTGCATCCGCCAGGCGTCCTCGCGGCCGAAGCGCTGCTGCTGAGCCGGGTCGTAGCACAGCACGATGGTCTGCGCCAGGCAGCGGATCTCGTTGATCGCCCAGCGCTCGCCGCCTAGGTACGCCGCGGGATACAGCAGCCCCAGCGTGCGGCTCATGTGCTGCGAGTCGATCACGCCGTGCGTGGTCTTGCTGTAGTCCTGTTGGTGCCACCCAAGCGGGTCGTGGTGCTTGTCCCAGCCGTGACAGACGGGGACGTGCGACGGACCGTCAAGGCGGTAGACCGCGCCGGCGGGGAGCTTCGACGGCGGAAGGCCGCGCTCGTAGAGGGCGCCGGTGCCGCGCAGTGCGAGCTGCTGCAAAGCCAGCCGGCCAGTCAGATAGCGGTTGCCTTGCACCAGGCCCCAGGGGTTGGCGCCCTCGCCGCTGCCCACGGCGCCGTAGGGTCTGTCGTACGGGAAGGGGGTCTCGTCGTCGTCGTAGTCCACGGCACGCAGCAGGGACCCGGGGAGACCCAAGGGACCGTAGGGGGCGCTGAGGTCCCAGGGCGCGTAGGTGCCGTGGTCGAGCTGCAAGCGCTGCGGCTGCGCGTTAACCGGCGCCACAGGCCCGGTCACCTCATGGTTGTTCCAGACAGACACCTCGTCGTAGGCCAGGCGCCCCGCTCGCGCATAGTCCCAGTTCCGCCGCTGCGCCACAGGCTGCCACCAGCTCGCCTCGATCATCACCGGGCCAGCGACCACGCCCTCAAACGGCGCGTCGATCTCGGCCAGCGCCCAGGCGATCGCATCCTTGTGGAGCTGCTGAATCTCCCCCAAGCTCAGCGCCCGCGCCTCGCCCCAGCGGACCTGCGACCAGTCGGGCTCTGTGTCGGTGTCCACGGTCAGCTTGCACAGCTCCAGCGTGTCGCCACGCCAGGCCAGCGGCTGCGCTTGCGCGACGTGCGGGCCCACGGGGATTGCGTGGCCGTCGAGGATCTGCGGGGAGCCGGGGGGGACGGGGAGGATCTTGGTGTGGAGCATGGAGATCAGAAAGATGCGAGGGTGTTGAGCCAGTCCTGGCGCTGTTGGGCGAGTTCGGCCCGAGCGGCGGAGGCGGCGCGCGTGGCGTAGTAGGCGGAGATGCCGGCAGCAGCGGCGGCGGAGGCACCAGCGGCGGCGGAGGCGGCGGAGGCGGCGGAGGCGGCACGCGCAGCATAGCAGGCGGCGGCGCAGGTGGCGGCATCGGCATCAGCGTACACAGCGTCGGCGGCGGCGGCAGCGTCACAATTCGCCTTTGTCGGCTCCAGAAGCGCCAATTCGGCCGCCTCCACAGCGCGGCGCGGTCCGCCATCAGCGGGACAGCCTCGCTCCCATACCACGACGGCGCGCCTTGCCGCCGGGATTATGGTCCCGATGTAGATTTTACGGCGCTCAGCAGCAGTGAGACATCGCGTGGCCCAATACCACTCAGACGGGCCGAGGGCAGAACAGTCCAGTAGCCGAGCGAACGGTTGAGGCGATTCGTCGCCACCGATCCGTGTCGCCCAAGCGGCGAGCTTGTCGGTGCAAGCGCCGGCGGCGCGGAGCTGTTGGAGGGAGATGGTGAACATAGGGCCGCGCGCGCTATTCGTGGGGGTGTTCTTGGGGCGGCAGGGGAAGCGGCTGCCAGTGAGAGGGCCAGAACCCATACGGGTTATCGTTGTTTCGCCCGTGATTTGAATACCAACCAGCGGACAGGCTCCATGGATGTTCCGCTTGGATGAAGAAAGCCTCGCAGCACTGTTCACCTTGCGGATCCCACGCAAGCACTGGTGTGCCATCCTTCGGCGCGGTCTCGATCGGTTGCCAGGTCATTGCTTAGCCTCCAGTTCTTCCAGGGCCTCGCGGCCGGCTGGGGTGAGGGGCTCCTTGGAGCGGCGCAGCAGATAGCCCCGGCGAACAAGCGCCTCAGCCGTTCCTGCGTGGATGCCCCACCAGCGAGAAGGATCAAAGATGCCGGCCGGCGATCCAGCGCTCCAGCCGGCACGCCCTTCCGCTATCGCCCGCAGCCCGCGAATCTGCGCTTCGGAGAGCTTCACGGCTTGGGCTCCTTGTTCAGCAGCTTCCAACTAAGCGAATCTCGCCAGAGCATGCCCTCTGCCTCCAAATCTCTAATGAAGTCGGGGTCGTCAGGCTTG